GCTCCAGACCGCGCGTTTTGCGCGGGGTCGTGGCGTCGCCGGCGACGCGCGCCTGATCCGAGCAGAGGATAGACTCCATGTCGCGCTTCAGAGCTTTCGAAACGAGCGCCATCTGATGCGCCATCTCGCGGTTTTTGCCGGCGGCGTCAGACGCCTCCTGCGAGCCGGAGACAGTCGCGTCGCGCGACGAGATCTGCGTCGTGTTTCCGATGCGGACCGTCGGCGTCGCAGCCGACCGGGCGAGCTCGAAACCTTCTTCACGCGCATTCGCCGTATCGACGTTCGGCAGGCTTTCAGTCTGCCAGTCGAAGATCCGGTTCGAGACGTTGCGGCGGCCCGCAAGGCTCATAAAGGGCGTGTCATAGGGGTCGATATTATAGATTGCGTTTGAGAGATCTTCACGATTCGCTTTCGCGTCATAGGTCGTGAATGCGTTGGTTACCTTCGCCATTTTCTGTCTTCCTACAGTAAGGATTCAAAGACTTTGGCCGCATCCCTGATGCTGCCGGTTTTGGCGAGACGTCTCTTGTCCTCCACAAAAACGCGCGTCTTTGACGTCTGCGGGCGGGCGGGCGGAGGGGATGTCCGGATCGCTTTTTCAAGCGGCGCGTCTGCGCGCGGCTTTGAACTTTTCAGTTCACGCCAGCGCATTGCGTCATAGGCCATGGCGACAAGTCGTGCGTCATAGGCCTGGGCGATCTCGGCGTCGGAGAAACCTCTCGTCGAGAGATAGTCTCTGACCTTCACGCGATCGCGCTCGAAAGCTTTCGGATCTTTCCATTCCGGCACAAGTTCGGGGAGCTTCTCGACGTTGCTTTGCACATAGGCCTGAAGCTGCGCCGTCTGCTCCTGCATCGTGATCGCCTGCATGCGCTCGCGTTCCGCCTGCGCCGCCTGCAAATCCCCGATGCTCCGTTCGTATGCGTCCCGCTCTTTCAGATACCTCTGCGGATCAACGTCAATGAGACTGACGTCCGGAGGCTTTGGCGCGCCCTTCTGAAGATGCTCGACCATTACCGGAAGGAGCTCGGCGTAGACCTGTGCGGCCTTCCGCGCTTCCTCCAGTTCTGATGCGAACTGGCGCCGCTCGTCTGCAAGAGCCTGCGTTTTGCGGGTGTAATCGGCTTGCCTGAGATAGCTCGCCTGCACCTCCTCCTTCGTCAGTTCGACCGCCTTGCCGTCGATCTCGACGGTGATGGCCTCTGCGACGGGAGGTTTCGGCTCCTCTGCTTCAGGTTCGTCGGTCCGGGCGTCCTCTTCCGGTTCGGCTTCAGGCGGCTCATCGCCCTCGGCCGGCGTCTCTTCCGGTTCAGACTCCTCTGCGGCTACAGCCTCTTCCTCTTCTTCTTCCCGCTTGTCCGGATCTTCGCCGGCAAGAAGAGATTCGAAAACAGACGTCGCCTCTGCGATCGAGCCCGGCGTTTCGGCCGGGACCGTCTCAGTATTCTCGCTCATGCTTTTACTCTGGGGTCATCAGCCCAAAGGATCTGTCGAGTGTCGCTATCTCTGGCGGTCGACCTTGTCCCGGCTGATCTTCATCCGGTCGACCATCGTCGTGATCGCTGACCGGAATTCACGGGCGGCGCGGACCATCTGATAGGCCTCTTCGCGCTCCTGCGGCGTCCTGTGCACGCCATTCGCCCAATTCTCTATTTTCTGCCGCTCGATCTCGTCGAGAGCGATGCGCAAAGCTTCGCTGCCGAGCAGCGCCTCCGCCGACCGGCCGATACGGATGATCTCGTCATCGTTCATTGCGGGGTCTGCGTCCCGATCTGGCTGATAATCTGACCCGACGCGACCTTCTCCTGATCGATCAGGGCCTGCGCCAGGGCATTCACGTCAGGACGCGGCCTTTGCGTCATCGCAAGGATCGACCGCCAATCAACCTCCATCCCGTATTTGCCGCCGAGGTCGAGGGCCTTCAGAACAATGTCGGACTCCAGCCTGTCGCGATCGAGATCGGCGTCCAGCTGCAATTTCGCCCGGTCGATCGCCGTTGACTGGATCTTCGTAAACGTGTCGGCCTGCGTCTTCATCATTTCGACCTGGGCCAGCAGCTTGTTCGGGTCGACCTGCCTGTTCGCCGCGTCCGCCTGCGCCTGCGCCAGAGCCTGCTCCTGCTCGGGCGAAACCGGAGAGAAAAACGCGTCAGGGTTCTTGTAGCCCGCAAGGCGCACAATCTGCGCCAGCGTCTGCTGATATTGCGACAGGCGCACCAACGGATTGCCCATGCCCATCGTCTGGATGATCTGCTCCTGCTTCTGGGCGACCATCGTCAGAAATTGCATCTGCTGGGCCTCGTCGCCGCGCCCCAGCGCGACCGAAACCGTGCAATCCATATCCGCATCCCACGTCGTCGGGTCGACGGGGATCCATTCGCCGCGCAGGCGCGTCAGCAATGGCTTGTCCTGATGCCGCGTAATGAGCTTCAGGAGGCCGCTGAACAGCTGTTTCATCCCCGTCTCGGCAAAGACGCGGGCGATCATCTCCGTGCGCTCCTGAGACGCCGAAACCTGCGCCGTAACGGCCGCCTTCGTCGTGCTCTGCAGGAGATCGGCGTCGAGACCCTGAGACGCCGGCGTGACGCCGGTCCGCTGAGCCTTCACCTGATCGAGATAATCGATGATCCCCATCGCCGGTTGCGCCACAAATGGCGTCGCCAGATCCTGCACGGCGCCAGCCTGCCGGGCCCGGATCACCGACCCCACCTCGCGGTTCAGAACGTCGTCAATATTGACCTGACCTTCGACGACGACCGTCCTGGGATAAATCGACTGCGCCAGACTATCCAGCGTCGCCCGCATGACGTGAGATTTGATCTTCTGCAGATCCATCGTCACGTCGGCGATCGAGTGTCCGAAGATCGTATGCGGCTCCGGATCCGGGCAAAACAGCGCAATCGGGACATGATCGACGACTTCGTCGCGCAGAATGTAACAACCGTCGCCGATCGCATGAATGCAGCGCAATTCAGCGACGCCGTCGCCGTCCCTGTCGATCCGCACCCACAATTTCATAAACTTCACGCGGCGAAGAGACGGATCCATGTTTCCGTCGTGCATCGTCACGCCCGGATTGCGCTCCTGCTCCTCCATCTGCGCAGCCCAGAGGTCGTCAGACCCCGGCGAGCCGTGCTCAATGACCTCGTCCTCCTCAAATCCCATCTCGACGAGGTCGGAGACCGTCACAAGATCGCGAATCCCGCAAATATCGAAATAACGATCAAGATCGCGCGCACGCCGATCGACGATAAAACACTCGGGCGGCAGCGCCCTGACGCGATATTTCTTCTCCCGCTCGACCGTACGCACGCCAATCGAATAGGTCACGCCCTCCGGCGTCTGCTTCGGCTCGATCGCGACGAACTGGACGTCCGGATTCTGCTGCCGAAACAGCAAAACCTCGTCCTCCGTCATCCCTGAGAAATTACGTTGCGTGACGCGCGTATCGTCCTCCGCCCACCACGTCACAATCCCGGTTTTCTTCAGCAAAGCGTCCTTGAACGCGCTCAGCAAAACGCGAAAACCCGGGTTCATCTCGCTAAAGACGAAATTGACGGCGTCAGACGCCTGCTCAGCAGTCTTCACGTCCTCCGCCGTGCGCGGCATATACTCGACGACCCGCTGTCCAGACGTGAAAATCCGCATCAGGCTCGGCAAAATGCTCTGGATTGTGTCTCTGACTTCCGACAGCACGATCTGGGATCTGCCGTCCTCCTCGTCGCCGAACGGCGCAGCCCTGTAATATTCAGCCGCAACAACGCGCGCAGGCGAAACCGTCTCGTCGATATAATCCTCCGCATTCTGAACAGCGGAGTGTATATACGAACGATACTCAATATCCTCCATCGGACCGCGCATGTCAGCGATGTCGTCCTCTTCGGGATCGTCCTCGATCCCGCCGTTCGCCATGTCCGTCTGATAGTCGTCATCAGTCGGCGCCGGCGGCGCATACGACTGACGATTGCGCCTGCGCCCGCTGCGAGCCATCCGCTATTCCCTCAACAAATCGCTACATTGCGCCGCAAGGGCTGACCCGGAATCCATCTCGGAACCCGGCCGCCGACAATTGCAGCGCCATTCGAAAACGTCAGACAAAGACTGTCGGCGATGTCGGGGCTCCGCATCCCCCGCCGCTTCAGATCCGCCTTGCCCTCAACCTTTATCTTGCCGTTGCTCGTGAACGCGTATGTCGGCCCAAGCAACTCCGCCCGGAGATCATCGTCCCTCGGCAGCTTCACCGCACGCGTCTCCAGCCACTCCTTGCACGCAATCCATAATTCATCGCGCAGCTTCGCAGCCTGCGGGTTCATAGACGTGCTTTCAGAAACATTCACGTCGATGACGCTCGTCAGTCGCAACTCTCTATGCTCGCGCTGCAACTCCCTGAGACGATCAGCGACGCCGGCGCCAAGGCCAATACTGTCGACCGCAATCACCGCCGGCTGATCGACCTTCGCCTCGTGCAGGATCCGCCCGACCGTCCCCATCAGATCCTCGCCCGACCAATGCCTGATCTCCACAACCACGTTTCCACGCCGCTTGCAGATCACGGAACGGTCAGAACCAAATCGCGCAATATCTACGCCGTAAACGAGGTCCTGCGTCTCATCGAGCGCAATGTCGCGCGACATTGCCGCATCGACCAATTCCGCAGATATAAGAGAGTCGTCGTCGCGCAGAGCGAAATCGCCAAGAACACGAACACGAAACGCATTGCTGTTCTCCCCATAGGTCGCCGCAATCTGCGCAATAAAATCTTCGCTGACGAGAGGATTATCCCGGCAGCTTACATGCATCGTGCGCCAGTCGGACGATAGCTGATGATGCGTGCGAAAAAATAATCCCGTGTTTCGCGTCGGATTGCCGATCAGGATCGTCGTCGCCGTGTGCCCCGACATCGAGCCCGCCGCCGACTCAAACACCGCCTCCGGAATTGCGCTCGCCTCGTCAACGATCAGCAGCACATTCTCGGAGTGAATGCCGGCAAGCGCCTCGGGCCTTTCAGCGGATGAGGTTCTGGCGGATATGAAGCTGCTCTCCGGCGCGCCCTTGTGGACGATCCTGTCGGAGAAAATCTCGATGTTATCCTTCAACGCCGCCGGCAGCCGGTTCGCCCAGTGTTTGAGCTCGGAAAACAGCGCATCAAAAAGCTGGCTTGCAGTCGGGGCCGTACACACGGATTTCTGCGGCATGCGCGTGCATAGCTGCCACAACAGCAACCACGAGCAGCAAGTGCTCTTGCCGACGCCGTGACCGGCGCGCACAGAGATCCGCCGCTCGCCTTTCGCCACAAGCTCCATGAGCTCGATCTGCCACGGCAGAGGCGATGCGCCAAGCACGTTGCGCACGAACGCCACAGGATTATTGCGATAGGTCGCAATAAACTCCGCGTAGGCGGCGGCGACTTCCGTGGAATTCAATGCGGCATTGCCTTTTATGAGATTAAGTTTCTAAAGTTATTTTTATATTTTTAAGTTTCTAAACTTATTTTTTACTTATTTTTTTTTGCGAATGTTTTTCTTTTTGTGATTCTTTTGCGCAGCGGGGTTTTATTTTTCCGCGTGCGATTCTTTTGCGTAGCGGGCGCGTTGGCTGCTCCCAAAGGTCGGGCCGCCGGTGGTCGCACCCCGGGGGGCCAGGGCCCGGGCGCCCCCGCCGGCCCCTCGCGCGCACACGCATATGAATGAAGACAGTGAATGTAAACCTATATAGGTTGACAATCAGTTAGACATCTACATTCATTAAGTGATTGATATTACTTGACCTGCTCACCCTTACTCAGGGAGCGGTCCTCGATGACCTGCGCTTCTATAGTGGCGAGCGCACTGTCCCGGGCCGCGCGAGTCAGCTGCATCAGCTGCTCGGCATGCACAACGGCGACATTGATATTCTGATTGATATCAACGGTTTGCTTCACGCCATAGCGACGATGCAGCAGCGCGCCGATCACCTTCCATCTTGCGTCGATCCGGACACGCTTGTCGTCAGGCGCCAGCGTCGGATTGTCCGCAATCTCGATCAGCTGGTCGGCCCAGAGCTCGGCCCGGGATTCCTGCGCACGGGCGACCGCATCAGCGAGCGCCTCGTCGTATTTCATCCAATCCTGCAAGTTCTGGTTGCAGCTGATCACGCCCTCTTCGATCAGCTTGCTGATATGTCCGCCGTTTACAATATGCCCGACGACATATTGTGCAGCTTCAGGACTGTATGTCCTCGGCGGACCCTTCGGCTTGATCGAAACATCGGTTGCGGCGTAGCCATTCGGGTTGCGCGGCGTCTTCGGGCTCAACCTGCCGGTCGACGGCGTCATGTGTCGAGGCTTACGGGGCGTCTCGACCGTCTGTGTCGCCGACAACCTCGCCTCCCTCACTGACAATCCACGAATCTACAATCGCGAACACTGCACATTCCGCCACGCATGTCAACGTCTGCCGACGCGCGCGACGTAGCCATACGCATGCGCCAGCGCCTCGAGCGCCCTCTTCGCCTGCCATCGCATCTGCGCCGGGATCTCGACCTCGTCCACCGTCAGCCGCGTCACCGCAATCCGCCCGCCATGTCCGCCCGCCTCGATCATCGCCTCCTCGAGCGCATAGGCCTCCTCGATCCAGCGCATCGTCCGCTCAATCTCGATCTCCCCGGCCGCCCCGTCCCCCTCATACCTCTCGAGCCTCGGCGCGCCCCATACGCCCGCAATCTTCCGCCGCAACACCCCATAC